TCCATGCGTTAATAGTCTAGGAAAGAACCTCTCAGCCGGGGATACAGGCGGAGTTCTGCCAGCAGCGTCTTCCATCTGCGCCCCGCGTCTACCTGCTACGCCTTCTTCGTAAGCCTTCTTACGTTCGCCATAAGATTGCTCCCATTCTTTTCTATTAGTAGCTCCTACGCGTGGCTCCGCCTTACTAGCGGCTTCAGCTATCGGCGCAGCTTCAGCGCCTGCTCCGCCTATACCCATAAGCCTACGCGCTCCGCCTGCTAAAGACTTATAGCCTAGCGGAAGCATGGCTGCTCCTGTAAGCAGCCAGTCCGGCACGCCAGTAGCATCTGACAAAGGCTGCGTAACAGTCTGTACGCCAGCTTCCAGTGGGGAGTATAGGCCCTCTAGTGCGCCCATGCCAGTATGGAAAGCGCCACTGAGTAGATCGCCTTGACCTAGCTGCTCTCCGCCCTTCATAAGCTCACTGCCGGCACCTTGTAAGTTATGTCCTAAGTTCTCTGGGAATGAGTGCAGAGGATTATAGGAAGAAGGTCGGAAGGCTTTACTCTCTTCCTTCTTAGCAGGACGGTAGCCCGTCTCTTCCGCTAGCTCGTCAATAATTCCCATAGGACTTCCCTACTGTAGTCTCGCCGCCGCGCATCTTCTCTCTGAGCCTCATAATGCGCATATGCGCCTTAATGGGTTCCTTGATAAGCATCTCTCCAAGCTGGCGTTGCTCTTCGGGGCGTAGCTTACTTATAACGTCTTGGGGCACGGAGGTCAAAGCCATCTCTACCGGATTAGAAGACTTAGCAGCTTCTTCCAGCCAACTGCTGTACTCTTTCTCAGCGCCCTGCGGGTTCACTTTCTTATTAAGTTCTTCTACGCGCTTGCTGGCTTCTTCATGCGCGCGCTTAAGCTCTTTGCTATTAGGTTGCTGTGCCCGCTTATACGCTACATCATCACGATGCTTAATGGCGTTCTCTAAACTCTTACTGGGATCGACACCGCTCTTCATTTTGGCTTCGTACGCGTCTGCGCGCTGCTGCTGGATGCCTAGGTGAGCCTCACCCTGACTTAGCTTAAGCATCTGGATTTGGTTAGCTAGCTCCATCTTCATGCGCTGCATTTCCATCTGGTCTTGCTGGTGCATGAGGGGGGCGAACTTTAGCGCTGCCATGCCAAGGGTTATCCTACCCTCTTTAGTCTTCATCATATCAGGGTTGCTTTGCGCCAAGCTCTGCATGACGCCCTGCATTGTCACCGGCCCTTGGTGCTGAGGCGCGCCACCCCCCGATGGCGCGCCCCCGCCCCCTTGCGGCGGCTGGGAAGCGCCGCCCGGAGACTGCCACGGATCGCCCTTGACGCCCGGCTGCGGGCCGCCGTACATCGGCATGCGGCCCTGGTCCTTGCCCTGCCCTGACACGCCCATGAATTGCTGCGCCGCGCCCTGCGGCGGAATGCTGAGCGGAGCTTGCGGGGGCGGGGCGCCCGGTATGGCGTTACCGCCCCCTGTCGGGGATGGGGGCGGTCTAAACCCGCTAGCCTCGAGTAATGCTTCTAGACTAGGAGTTGCCTGCGGCGTAGCGCTCTGTACTCCCATAAATTGCTGCGCCGATGGCGGACTAGGAGTTGCCTGCGGCGTAGCGCTCTGTACTCCCATAAATTGCTGCGCCGATGGCGGACTAGCTTCACCCGGCACGTCTGTAACGTATGGCGTAGGCGCAGGCGCGTCATCCCCAGGGGTACGAGTGCCCCACCCGATAGAATACGGCTCGCCTCGCAGACTCGCTTCGCCCGGTCCCGACCGGGCGTAGGGCGTAAACGCACGTAGCTGTGCATCAGCGTCAAACCCGCTGGAATAGCTCCCCACGTTACGCGGGTTGACGCCACGGTACTCTGCTCTAGGCGACATATATGGGGGGAGGCGGGCTTCTAGCCAGCTCGGCAAATCATAGTCATTAGCCATATCAAGGGTTCCCCATATACCCGCCAGCAGGGCGGCGCGGATCGTAGCCTAGTGGTGTAGCCTCCTGCCCTGCTTGCGGATCGTAGTCAGCCATTATTGCATGCCTCCCCTGTACTGGCTAGGGTTACCCCAGCCCATAAATGGGGCGGCCATTGGCCCCCCGCCTCCCATATAATTTTGGGGCTGCGCGTTGTTTTGAGACTGTGGCCCCTGCACGCTTGGTGCTCCCATCTGACCAAAGATGTTAGGGTTCTGCCCCTGCTGCGGATTACCATGTACTGACATAGGATTAATAGGATATGCGCCCGGTGGTGTACCCTGCGGAGGTTGCCCGCCTTGTGCGCCTTGTCCGACCTGCCCCCACTGGCCAGGGGATAGCACTTCCCATCCACTTTGCGGTGGAAGCCTTTCGCCTTGAACGCCATACTTCCTAGCAAAGGCGTCGAAGACACTACTTTCGCGCGCAAAATTCTGCCCGCCCTGACTAATGTTCTGCTGCATATCCTGGTTCTGCAAACCCTGATGCGCCAGCAAGAGCGGGTTCATAGCTTGCGACTGCTGGTTCTGCTGCTGCTGTTGCTGTACCAGAAGCGGGTTCATCTTCTGGTCCTGCCCGTACTTCTGCGCCGCCTGCATACCTTGCTGGAACCCTTGCGGCGCGCCTGAGAAAAATGCTGACCAATTCATCTTGTTTTATCCCGCTGCTGCTTTTCCAGCCATACCACCTAGTGCTCCGCCAGCCGCTGCGCCCATGGGACCGCCCATCATGCCGCCAGCTGCCATACCAATGCCACTGCCAATACCTCCGGCCATAGCCTGATCTTGCTGCTGCTGCTGTGCCTGCGCCGCCATCTGCGCTTTGTACATGTCAGCTTGATACTGTCCACCCTGGTTAAGGTAAGATAGATAGTTCTGTACGGCTTGCTGATTCTGCGCATATGAGGCAAGGCCGAACTGCTGCTGTTGTCCTAGCTGTCCATACTGCTGCCCGACAGTCTGCGCTGCAAGTCCTGCACCGCCTGCCATGCTGGCCGCGCCTTGTCCGTACATAGAGCCTGCTGCGCCCGCCATAGTCGCAGCTCTACTAGCCTGTTGGTTCTGCCATAGATTGTTAAAATACTGGTTCTGCTGGCTCTCTATACCCTGCCCCACTGGGGAAGAGTTAATACCGCGAGCCTCAAGTCCGGCCCTGGTTTGTTCCTGCTGCCCTTGGAACGCTTGATTATAGTACGCCTTCTGCGGATCAAGTCCCATATTAAGGAGCTGGTTACCTGCTCCATACATGCCCTGACCCTGCTGCGCCATATAGTTGCCGGCGTTAACATTCTGCTGCGCGTTATAGTTAGTCGCCTGCAATGAGCCTGCCAGCCCACCACCATACTGCTGGTACGCATTAGCAGCGTAGTTAGGCCCATTGGCCATCTGGTTTGTGCCAGCCAGCGCGCCTGCATTGGCGCCTGCTAACCCAGTGTACGGATTAGCAGGCGCATCCGGCATTGGATTAGAGCTGCCCATTCTATAACACCTTCATGTAGGTTACTTCGTATATACGATGCCCGCTACGTTCTAAGACGCGCGCCATTCTGGGATCAGTCTTCATAACGAGGTGGACAACTGCTGCCCCTGCCTGCCTAACGTGAGCCTCGCAGAAGTCTATAAACTTGATCCCTAGCAGCCCTTGCCTATACTCTGGTCTTAGATAAAGAGCATCACAGATAGCATGAATTGTACTCTTAGCGTGTAGCGTAGGAGTGAGGATGAAGACGCCATACCCAAGCATGGCGCCCCCTTCTTTAAGTCTTACCGCAAAGCTTAGAAGTTTACCCACTGACTCATAGTGAAACATTCCGTTCCAGTCCATGTCAAGGGGTACTTCGTCTTTGAACTGTCCGGCTTCAGCGTGATGATCTTCTATGAACTCTAGAAGGTCTTCACTAACTTTAGCGAATGGCTCTCTAGAGAACGTATAGTTACCCCAGCTTACGAGGTCCAAGACTTGTGGGGGTTGGAGCCGGCTTTGCTCCTCTTGTAGTTTCACTGTTAACGCTCCGTGATGGGGGGGTCATCGAGCTATCTGGGAACTTAGGGTTTTCACGCTTCATTCCACCGTGCAGGCTAGTCTGCTGTCCGGTAAACTTCTCTTTAGGTGTAGCCATTATTTTAAAGTCTCCACAGTGAAGCTGACGAGCGTGCAGTCGCCCGCAGTAGTTGGCGCAGTGCAGCCCGCGCCTACGGCGATAGTAGCAGTATCGGCCTGCGTGGCCGCAGTGTACACCGCCGCAATGGGAGTGATCAAAGTCATGCCGTCGCACACTACGTTCTGCGTGCTAGCGCCAGTCTTAGTTACGACGCACTCCAGCATCATAGGAACGCCAGCAGTAGTAACGGCGGGACCGGCATAAGTTACCGTGCCGAAGTTAATGATAGGCGTCTTACTGTTAGCATTGTTAACAGCATTGAACCACGCCTTAACGCGGATGCTCTGCCCAAGAGTAGAGAGGTAGGATGCAGGAAGCGTATAGGAATCAAGAGCCTGCACGCCGGCTGTTACAGCAGTAGTAGGAGTAAATGCCGCCGCGTGAAGTAGTCCTTCACTGTTAGCGTTAACGCTTCCGATAACCTGGTTAAATGGGATAGTACCCTGCTCAATAGTGCCAGTGATGTAAGGCACAGGCGGATAATTACCTGCGAAAGCAGCAGTGCTAGTAAGGATAAGCCCGAGGGCGATAAGAAGTCTTTTCATGCTAGTTCCTTTAGTTAGCGTTAACTGCATCTAGCCACCCTTGGACCGTAGCAAGTCCGGCGGCGGCCGTCGAACATGCAAATATAGTTGCAGTACCAGTATTGGTAAGTTCAACCCTCGAAGTTTGGTACGCTGCGGTAGTAGCAGTAGCGCACGACGCGGGGACTACGGTAGCGCCACCCGCATAATTATTAATGCATACTGTACTTGATCCTTGGGCTTCTAGCTGGACAATCGCACTAGCTGCATTAGTGGGTGCTAGTGTACCATACAGCGCGGTAGTAGCTACTAGAGTCGCGGGACATGTACCTAGAACGCCTTGCGCAATAGCATTCGCATCGCTTATAGTTGGAAGCAGGTTCAATCTATTACCGCGTTGGCTAAAGAGCCATAACGTAGCGGCCGCAGTGTAAGTGCGTATTGAACCGATACGCATCTTATATGTGTAACCCGTAGGAAGTACAGGCGCCGTTGCACTAGTGCTTACTAGGCAGCTATTGGCAATACCTGTTCCAATAGCATAAATATAGTACCACGTATTAGCTGCGATAGCACCTGCATCAAGCCCCGCCGCTCCAACAACGCCGAAGTTAATTGTGCACGTGCCATAGTTCTCAGTATAGTAGCTACCTCCAGACGCATTATCCATCACCATTTCAGCGGCAGCGATGTCTATCTGCGATGCCGGCGTGCCAGCGTTATTCCTAATCCATAACGCATTAGCAATAGTTGGCGCATACTTTACAGTAGCGGGGAAATATGCTAGCTCATACCATGCGCCTGCCCCGCCGTATAAGTATAGCCCTTGATCTGACGCGGCTGTAAGTCTGCTAACACCACCGAGTAAAACCAGATTAACGCTCTGCGTTAATATGTTGGCAGCATTATACCGTACTAGATAGATAGGATATGCGCCGCTAGCACTACTACCAAAAGAGGTTATAGTTACCGGACCGCCGGATATATTTACGTTATGTCCCGGCACCATGCCTAGGTCAGTAGTGGCTGCCGCTGCTATAGAAGTAAGGGGACCGTATCCACCTGTCTCTTGCGCGTGCGTTATTAACTGATACTGCGTACCATCATAGTACGCTTCAGTGATAGTGCCAGTAACAATTTCTCCGCCTGTAAGAGCAATCGGTCCGTAAGGCGTAGAAGTGTATACGTTAGTCGCTGCTAGCCCATTTACGGCTAATGTAGTTGCGCCTGTATTACTAAACCCTGCGATGAAGCGAATAGTCTTGCCGGCAGCAAGCGTAAAGTTAGCGGGTACTACTAACGATACTACCTGTGCGTTAGCCGTGCCCGTAGACGTTCCCGCGTAGTAGATGTTACTCCCGCTCTGTCCGGGGGTCAGTGGGGTAGCTAGCGCGGTTAATGCCGTGATGTCACTATTAACGCCGTTCTTAGCAGCGTTAGCATTAGCTTGATTTATGATGTATGTAAAGTCGGCATTCATCTGCGTGGCGTCGATGATTGTGCCGTTGGTGAATGTGTTTGGCACACTCCCAGTTATGACTTGCGCCGAAGCTACCGAAGCAGCAAGCAGCCACGCAGTTAGCGCTAGTGCTAGTTTCTTCATTGCTGTAAGTATCCTAACTGTTGATATCGCATGCTGAACGCCCCTACACGTAGTCCTGTACTTGCATTGAATGCAATATTAATAGACATACGTTTAAAGACGATGGGCTTAGCCCACGGCACTTGTACACTACGTAGCTTCACGCTACCGCCATACCATAAGCTCGTTCCCCAGATTGCCGTACCCCAATAGGATGGCCCTCCCCCGACACGTAGAAGTGTGACAGCGGGGACAATAGCAACTCCGTCTTCATCCATTGCATTTACTGTTACCGTAGCTGGCGGAAGTGGGAGAACAATTTCAACGGCGGACTCAGTGACGGCATTCTCCGCCATAGCCAATGTGTCTGGCAAAAGAGATGTTTGCATGACGCACTGTAAGTTAACGCCGTTCTCAGTGAACGTTGATAGGGATGTGTTGACTACATCACTCTGCCATAGTGACGCAGGAATACCTCTAGGCACCACTACGAACGTATTATTATAAGGCAGCGCCAAGTCTAGCGGGAGTGTATGCGGCCCACTCCACTTCTGCTTAACGATATCATACCAATACTCACTCGTCGGTGTGCCGGCTGCGCCGCCATTCTGCACTGTCACCCTATACGTATTGGCGTTACTAGCAGCGACCATTCTAGAAGGATACAGTGCATCAACGAAAGGTTGATTTACGCCCACGCCTTCCTCACCTACAGGGTCAGTAATACGCGCATTAAAGTCAACTAGCCTTACACCGTCAGGTGCGACAAATGCAACACCCTTAGGTGTAACAGCGATAGCCCTTGGCGCAAGTGTGCCTGTTGCCACGTTCATAGCATTCTTAGCGAGCGTGCTAAGCGCGAGGTCGCCCGTAACCTGATACATGTTACTTGCGGACTTAAAAATGATGAGCGACTGCACGATGCCGCCAAGCTGGTTCTCAAGGGGTAGTCCTACCGCCGCCGTTAGCTGCTTATTATCATCGAACGTTAACGCCTGTGTAGTACTAGTAATGTTTAGCAGTAGTATATCCGTGAAGTACGCTGTAGGCTGTCCCGACGCGGGATTGACTAAGAACCACGCTCTTCCGCCGAACTGCGCTACAGCATTTGGTCTAGCAGGTAGTGCTAACGCACCTGTAGTATTACCCGCGCTCCATGTTACTGCTGTAGGATCGCTTGTCTCAAACCATCCAAAAGCTTGTCCACTGGCATAGTTAAATCCAGAATGCGTTACTACAAGCTTGGTGCCTACTAGCGCCATAGTGGGCGGCTCCCATGCACCCGTAGTGACGGGGCTAGTGGGAGTGTTAAGCGCGGTTACGCCAGTAAGTGTTGCGAAGCTGCCTGCGACTATGTCATAGATAAACGGCTCATCATGCCCCGCGTTACGCCCTGATGCTATAAGACCGTAGAACCTAGTACCTAGAATATATCCTGCGGATATGAAGCCTGGAGTAGTAAAGCCTGGGAAGTTAGTTAGGAGCGTGGCCGCAGGACGCGGCACCCATATACCCTTAGTGGTAACATCTGGAATAAGATTAGATAATAGCGCACATGACCCGGGGAACGCGTCTGTGCCGTCAAGAGAATCTGATATCCCTTGCGCTACAAATCTAGCAGGTGTTCCCTTACGTATTGCCATTACCAGCCCATGTTCTTCGTATCGGGTAGACGGTTAAAGTTATTTCTAAATATCCTGCGGTCTAGCTGCACCTGATTAACCTTACCGCCTCTATCGTCCTTCATCTTAAGGAAGTGCGTAAGTAAGTCTTTAGCTTCACTACGCTTAGTCTCTTTACGATCATCGTCTGTCAGGTCCATAAGGCGCGCTGACAATTCTGTAATGAGATACTGCGTATTCTGAAACCATGGGATAGTAGCTGAAGTCTCGGGTATAGTGATATCCGCCATCTGCTTGTAGTACCGTGCCGTAACTGGAAATGATCCTGAAGCCGGCGGCCACACATACATTACAGGCGGAGACTGTGACATGTCTGTCGCGTAGTAGTTAGGGTATGAATTTAATCCTGCTGTATTAGTAAGATCATCATACTGATCTAACTCAATGTTTATCATGGGGTAAGGTACGCCATCAATAGTATAGAAGATGGACTTATCTTTACCTCTAAGCCAATCTGCGGGAAGCGTGTAGGGGCCGCTACCAGTCCCTACAATAGAATTGAATGCGAATGTATACTTACCGCGCGCTATCTCAAAGTCATATGTTTGAGATAGATCGGACAGTATAGCATTGAGAAATTGCCCTGCCTGCGATACGAAGCCAGGGCACTTAGCTATCTGGCATGCTAAGTTAACTATCTGCGCGGAGGTCAGGGCCATTACTTTTATCCTACATCAGTAGCGAGTATACCTTGATACTCTGCAAGCTGCGCTTCCAGATTTGCGATAGAAGCTTTTCTATTAACCAAGTTACCTTCAACGTTGAGCCTAGCCTGTGCTTCAGCTTGAGAAAGTTTAAACTCTCCCTTCTTACCTGCGGCAACCCAAGTATTTAACTGATGCTCCTCGATACGTATCATATCAGCCTTACCAGCTTCTAGGTGTGCTTTGTCAGAAGCTATGGCGCGTTTAAGTTCTTCGACCTTAGCGACAGCAGTCTGTCTATCGCATACTTCGCGAAGCTTGTTCATGATGCCGGTGATCTCAAGAACAGTAGCGCTCTGCGGCATGTATGTCTCAAACACCGCACCACGGCTATCGCCTAGTGAAGACTGATATGATATGCGGATAACAGGCTCGTCGCGAGAGTCGGGGGGAATAAACTTAGTCATTACACTCTCATAAGATGTGTCGGGTTAGTGTATGCGTCCGACGGGGTTAGGTTAATACTATTAGGCTTGCGGTACGCATTAGAGTTAGCGCCCTTAATTTCAGCTTCATGCTTCCATCCACGATGAATAATCTCACGGATAGTAGCTGCTTGAGCCCTAGAGAAGTAGTATGTCACACCGTGAAAGAACTGTTTGCCATCTAGCACTATCTTAGTGGAATGTCCCGCAAGGTCTACTAAGACAGGCTCAAGTTCTTCTTCAGGTAGAAGCTCGCGCCTAGCAATCTTCTTATACTCTTCTAAGAGTTCTTCAGACCTCTTGGCTTTAGCTTCTTCTGCTACAGCTTTAAGCGCCTCTTGATAAAGAGCACGCTTCTCAGTTTCGGTAAGTTCCGGCGAAGGTACTTCGATGTTACCTGCATCCTTACCGAGAATAGAGTCTTTAGTTGATTTCATGCTATAACCCAACTACTACCGCCTGCGGCTATTGCAGCGGCGGAGATTAAAATAGGCCATCCTGTAACGGTATCAACCGCTATCACATCCCCCGGTTTTGCCTGTAGTATACCTCTATTGGGTATAGTGAGCAGTCCGGTATTGCTGAATGCGCCGGGATAAATAGGGAATCCATTCACTGCATCATTCTTAATTCTGTTAGTGATGAATGCCATGCTGCCCGGCGTATCACCTCTAATGTAAGTATCACCGACAAGAACTGATGTAGTTGTAGTACCGACAAGTTGTGATGGCATTGCGCCCTCCGTTAAAAGCAAGTGGCGGGAGCTGCGCCCCCGCCTATGGTTTCAATTACCCGAAGGTAGCAGAGAAGGCGCTAACGCTCTCAATCCTAGCAGCAAATAGCTGATTAAGAATGATAGTACCGTAATAGCACTTCCACCCCATCACTCGCAACTGATTGAGCGGATCAAACTTGTCTGCGTTAGTGAGATAGGTTGTACGCACATCATCTAGCATGACCTGCCCGTAGGCTCCGCGTCCGAAGATGAACGATGGATAGACTACGATTGTGTTAGCTGGAGCTGCTGGCGGAACCTGCGCAACGCCTACGCCAGTTATAATGACAGTCTGCCCCGCAGCCGGTATCTGTACAGCCTGACCAATCATAGGACCAGACGTCGGACCAGCCGTACTAATACCTAGGTTAACTGGAGTAGCGCTACCTGCAATGCTAACGTATACGTTAGCAGTGAAGTTCGCAAGTACGGGAATAGTTACCGCTATGCTACCAGTTGGGCCAGTGACTGCAACGCCGGTAGTGATAGCCCAGATACGGCTTTCATACTGGTTCTGCGTATCACTCATAGTGAGCTGCACTGCGTACGTACCTGTAGGAAGATTTCCGCTAGTACCCGCAACTACAGCGCTACCGGCTGCAAGTGCAGTAACGCCAGTAAAGGTTGGCACCATATTAGAACGACAGAAGCGAACTCCGCCCCACTCGCCTAGCTCATCGTTGTACAGCTTGTTTAGATCGCTGTAAGACCAGGCTGTAACTACACTGCTATTCTCGCGCATATCCTGCTCAACGAGCGGGTGAACGATAGCAACATAGTGTGGATTAGTGCGGGGGTCTTTGCCTGCCTTAGGCTCGCCTCCGCGCGCATCCACTTTGATGTTGGTTTGTTCATCCCCCATAAAGCGGGGCGCGCCGATGGTGAAGAGCGCGCCGGAGACGCGGTTGACCTCATGCGGGTTCAGAACGTCGCCAGTGGTGAGCGAGGCGCGGGCGCCACGCGTGTTGACGAAGTTGACCTGAGTGAAGGCCATGAGACTGTTGAAGGTGTTCCGGTCCAGTGTCTCACCGATCTGAAGCCCCATGAGGTTCATGGCGGTGTTGAACAGCGGGTGCTTGATCGTCAGCTCGCCAACGTCGGTAATGGTGACCTTGTCGCCCCACTGGAGGGCGGTCGCGCTCACCTGACTGAGCGTCATGGTCTCACCGATAGGCGGAACGCCTTCAGACAACGGCGCAAAAGGGAGGGGAAGTCTGTTATACCTAGTGGCAGTGTACGTTGTTCCACGTCCCTTAGGCAACGTCAATGGATCGCCAAAACGATAGGCTACAAGATGCCTACGCGCAAGCGGTAACAGTTCGTCCGCAATGTACCCTTCAACGTCTGAAGAGAATTGACCAGCAGTATTAGTTGCCATTTTTACACCTCGTTAGAAGGCGTACATGCGTACGCCCTAGAATGTCATATTTTCAAGACGCTTACGCCTTGCTTCACGATCGCTATCGGTAGACCTGCCGCCCGCGCGGTCGCTAGTAGCACTACGCGCCTTGGTGGTCTGCCTTTTAATGTTGGCTTTGCCGGTGCTCTTCTGTTCACTAACAGCTTTAGCTCTAGCAGCCATAACCTTTTCTCCCAGAAGATGCTTGTAGATATCTTCCCTACTAGCTTCAAACCCTGCTGCACGCGTCTTAGTTAGCCTAGCCTCAACCTCGGTTTTAAACTTGGCTGCGACTTTGTCGTTAATAGCTAGCTGCTCAAACTGCATACGATCTGTAGTATCAGCCATCTGGCGTTGGTACTGATACTGCTGCATAGCTAGATCGCGCTGCTGCTTCTGTAGCATCATAGCTACACGATCTTCTGGAGAAGAATTCTCCCATTGATAGCGTAGCCGTTCCTGCTCCACCTGCTCTTGAGCAAACCGCTGCTGTGTCCGTTGCGCGTTCTCTTGCGCATCGCGTACTGCCTTCAGCTCTAGCTCTAGCTTAGTGGCGCGGTCTTCAGCTTCTCTACGACTGTTAGCTAACTTCTGTATACGCGTTTCAGCTCTGCCGGGTTCACGCTTAGAAGTTACATCGGAGTTTTCACGGTCCCCTTTCGAGGCAACGCTTTCTTTGTTACCTTCTCGGGTTTCCTCGTCCCCTTCGGGGGCTTCGTCTTCGACTTCGATTTCTTCATCTACATCTTCCTCTAACTCGATCTCTTCGAGTTCAAGTTCGTCATCATCTCCTGGGAGGATCATTGTACTTCCTTCGTAGCTTACGGCTACTGATCGATTAGGGGGATATAACGGTTTACGTCCGTGATTCGCGATGCTTATCTTGTATGCTATTTAGTTGGTGCCTAAGTACGCCTATCTCCATCTCTTGACGTTCAAGGCGTACTAGTATTTGCGTCTGCAATTTAAGCTCGTCGGTTATAGTGTTAGTCTTATCCGACAATCCTTGCAGCTTATAATTTAGCACTTCTACGTGGTTGCGCAAAGAGTACCATGCAGACATTCCCGCTACGATAAACCCTACTGCGGTTAGAAGTTGCCCTAAGTTAATAGTGGTCTCGAACTGCATTACGCACTCTTATTAGAGTTAGCAGCTTCATCCATCTTATCGTTAACGGCGCTTAAGGTATTCTGCACCAGTGAGAGTAAATTAAAGTGTCCACTCTTCTGCGTCTTGTCAACGCCTGACATTACCGCACCACCTATGAACATGGCGATACCAAGCCACGTTGATGGGTTGTGCGTATCGAAGCCGTTAAGCCCTGCCAAGCTGGCACCGCTACCAGTGATTACGTGGCGCACAATACCAAGAATGATTTCTGGAAGCATCTTAGGTTCCTTGATGGAAGTTTCAACGTGCTTAGGCTCTTCGCCTACCATAGCTAACGCTGCGTTGGTGCACCGCTTTACTCTGGCTGACCAGCCTTTACCAAAGTAGACGTATGTCTTAAGGCGTTGTAAGAATGATAGTCTATCATCGTCAAAGTCGTGTATGAACTTTTTAGGTTCTACGGCTTTTAATGCTGCTAGGGTTATGGGTCCGAGTACGCCGTCTACACCTACTTTAAGAACTCGCTGAGCGTATTCGATGGATCGTCCAGGGCCTGAATTAACACCATAATCATAGATAACAAGATCAATCCCCATAGGAATTTCATCACCATCTATTTTATTCCAATAGGACTTAGTGTAGATTTCGTCTGCTTCTGCTTTAGTTATGTGGCGAACTGACTGCTGCGGTAGCCCTTTAGCGTCTCGGTACTTGTTGTACTCTACTTGGATAATGCCGAGGTTTGTAGCCCCGCCAGGATCATTAGGGTCATTCCCATATCCACCTTCCTCTTTATAAGTGAAGGTGAATACCTTCTCTTTGTTACTCTGCATTTACATCCTCAAGATACCCGCTAGCGATCCTGCTGAACCTACATTGAATGTGTTAGCGTTGGCGCCGTCCCCTAGTTCAAGGGCGTAAGCCGCGTGCTGTCCTACTAGTGGCTCCACGCCACTTTTAGTGTACATCACATCGAGCGTGCCTGTAGCTGCGATAGCCGCCTGCGCTTGGAAGTAAGTGCCGCCAAGCTCGAATGCTATCAAGCTATCATCTCCGATGCTAACCTGACAAGTAGCGCCTGCTGATGCCGCTGTAGTCACGTTCTGCTGATAGTAGAACGCTGGCGGCTCTTCTGCTACACCTATAACATACCTAATGAGATTGCTAGCGCTGCCACCTGCGACCCGGACTGTAGCTGTAGTGTAGGTGTAGGGTGCTATAGTATCAGTTACACGTGTCTGCACGGTAACGCGGTTGTACATGTTCCATACGTTTAGTAGGGACTGTCCTCCGCCTGAAGCCGCTGTTCCGTACTGGAATGATATTGTAGGTCCTGCGCCTATTGCCGCCACGGTGCCTACGTATGTGCCTTGATATTGCCCTGGTCCATTAGTAATAGCAACGGAGTTAACTAGCATGCCTTGTATACGCTGAAGCGCTGTGCCGGCGGATCGCGTTGTAGCATTAGTCCATACAGGTCCTCTGGTACAGCGCATAGTGCCATTGTCGTTCCATACGAACATGTCGTATAGTCCGCTGGCTACTACTGCCGCAGGAGACTTAGTAACGTCAGTAGTTAGCTGGCTAAGCTCCCCACCTAGGTCCATCATTACAAATTGACTGCCGCCGTCGAATACAGGGCAACTCTGGCCGCAGTATGGAGTGTAGATAACGTTTGTAGCACCCACTACCGTGGCGGCCATAACAGGAATACCGCTAGCGAGAGTTAGCCTCCCCTGCGGCGCGTCATTGCCTGAACGGTATAGTTCCTGAAAGTTAACATCAGCATTAGCAAGTGCCTGCTGGACCTCGCCTTCATGGCCAGGCAAATAAGATAGTAGTGAGCGTCTGGCCATGAAAGCCTCCTAGTTAGTTATTAGAGTGGCGGTCTACCTGCAATGAACAGCATGTCAGTTTCGTTCACCGCATAGCCGACGGACTGAACGACGGTACCGCCCGCGCTAGTAGCAACTCCGCCTGCGGTGCCGAGAAAATATTCAGTACCCGCAGTAGCACTGGTGAGAATGCCCACAATAATACCGCTAAGACCAATAGTTCCGGTAGCTTCGTCGATAACGTAGCCATCCGCCTTAGATGCCGTGTTGTCTGCCACTACACCCGCCGGAGGTGTGCCGGAGCTAAGCGTAACAAGCTTACCCGCCGTGACAGTACCAGCAATGCCCGTAACGCCTGTGATGCTAGTAACCCCGGTAGCTGCCGGCACTGCAAGCGATAGTGCGCCCGTAGTAGTTTCGACCTGAAGATTTTTCAAAGACATGTCTTACCCTCTATAAGTTTATTGCCTCTTGCACGTCTATAATAGCTTTACTAGTACTGCTAGCAAAGCCTATACGGACTAGCACGCCACTTGCGGGGGGAACGCTCTGGAGTTCGCCGGACACACCTAGAAATAGTGGTCCGGGTGTTAGGCTATTCGTCGGATCGTCGTACTCACCTTGGCGTACGATAGGCGCTACACCTCCAACAGATGTACCACTTATAACAACGCCTAATATCTTCTGCGCTGTAGTTGGATTATTGCTAGATGCTGTATCGCCATGATATCCATCTACGTCATACATAACATGTAGCGCACTTACGTTATGTCCCGCTACGCGATATATGATACTAGTTTCACCACCTGTTATCGGCATCTTACCACTCCCTAGCAGCAAATGCTTGCCCGGTAGTGGCGCCTATAATACTTATGGCAAGTGCCGATGCTCCAGGTGATGGGCTCTGATACAGTGCGCCTGCCGCTATAGAGATAGACGGTGCTGCTAGTACTGCGGCTACGCCCAACTCATTAAACCATAGAACGCCAGCGCTATTATTCTGTATAAGGTAACCCTTACGATTGGGATTGGCCGCCATAAGCGGCTGCGCTGTACCGCCTAGAGTTATAGTTCCTGATCTGTCCGTCATAGTAGCTGCTGAAGTATCTCTAACGTTTACGAATAGTGACCCGTCAGCGTCTACCTGAATTATAATATGCTGTCCGTCAGCAAGTGCTAGAGGCGTAGCATTGTACTTCGCGCCTACTAGCACTTGTGGTTCTTGCCACGCGCTCATTGTTTCCTCCGCAAGCACGTAGACAGTTATTATGCTGTCTACGCGTTTGGGGAGTCGGGGGGCTTATCCCATCCTCCGGGGAGGCATGGGGCTTCCTGCTGCTGCCATCTGATCTTGCGGGATAGCACCGTTGGGCTGCTGTGCTTGCTGATTTGGTCCTTGAGCCTGTGCGCCCTGTCCTGGTAGTCCCGGCTGTCCTGCTCCACCTGGAGCACCGGGATTGCCCTGTTGCTTAGCCTGCTGCGCCTGC